CAGTTAAAGTAGGACTAGCAATAGGTGCATAGGTGCTTGCAGCAGTTGCTGTTGCTAACTTAGCATCTATCTGAGTCTGAATAGCAGAGGTAACTCCATCTACATAACCAATTTCAGTTGATGATACAGTAGAAGAAATACCAAGTTTTGTCCAGTCAATTGCAGCAGCAGTATTAATCTTTGCATTTGTAATTGTATCGTTGGCAATCATTGTGTTAGTAACTGTGCCAGTATCTGTAGTCTCAACAATGTTGGCAAGAGTCAGTCCGTGTGCTGTAGTTGTATTTTCAACGTGCGTATTAGCCTCTTGTAAATCACGACCAATAACCATATGTCGAACTACTGCACCAGCAGAGTGAGATGTAGCGGTAGAGCCATCAACACTTCTAGCAATAGTAAGTGTATTACCTGTGCCTGAATAGTTACTTACATCTACAATTTCTTCGGAGGTTGTATCAGGGTCAATAACAACTGTATAAGTTTCAAGTGATGTAGGTGTTTTGTTACCCATTAAGTTAACACCAGAAACTACAGTCATAGTTGTATCACCAGAGGTGATGCTGCTTGCTAGTGTAGTCTGTTGAGCGCGGGATGAATACTTTCTAGTTGTCATTTATCTGCCTATCAAAGGGAGTAGTGGACGCGGATAGGATATTTGTCTTGCTGCTTTTTAACTTCTTCACTTAATCGTTGATTAAACAAAGCGTAAACTTGCTTGGTAAGTGATTGAGATGAACCGTATGGACGCTTGCTATCTGTTTCATCTGCCTGTGGGCTAACCATTGATGCACGTGCTGGGTCAAGGTTAGATAGCAAACGATAGGTAGCACCAAGAATAACTAGGTCTTTGCAAGACTCAGGTAATCCAGTTTGTGTTGCAAAGTCTTGTGCGTTAGTAGTAAAAGGAATTGGGTCAGTAGAATATACAACTTGAACAGTACGCCCCGAAGGGATACCATCATAAAGAGAGATAGTTTGACCGCTAGTAAATGCAGTTGAGTTGGCATTACCATCAAAGCGGTATGTGCGAAGAGGAATCCATTCTTTGCTTGCACCTAGCGATTGATATGCAACAGCAAGGATGTTACGAATGTTTAGGGTAGTACCAGTAGCAGGTAATCTAAAGGCTGAGACTGCAGCGTTAGATGTAATTGTAGTTGTCTTTGCTGCAAAGATAGATGAACCAATAGCAGAAATAGTATCGTTGATTGCTCGCTTGATTACAAATCTAGGGAAGGTAGGAGCAATAGTAACCTTAGTGCCTTCTGTATGTGCAGCAAGAGTAGTTCCTAGATATGCTCTACCATAGGGAGCAATAGTTGCAGTGTTACCAACTCTGTCATAGTTATCTATCCAGAATAGTTCTTCATCAATCTCAACAATACCTTTACCTACGCTGTCAGTAGATGCAAGTGTTAGAGTAATTGGCGCGGCAATAGTTGAGGCAGTTGCTGCTACGGCTGCTGTAATGTGAGTAGCACGGTCTTGTTGAAGTGTGTAACCTGAAAGGTTCATTGACACTTCGTTAATCATATCGGTTAATGTAGTCACTATAGAGTCCTTAATGCATCGCTTGCAGATTTACCAGTAGTAGATGCTAGTTCATTACAAACAGCATTAAGACCCTTGTATGCAGAAGGTTGACGATTAGCACTAGCCTTAATGTTAAGGGCTGCGTTTAGACCTAGATTAGATGTGCCTGCATAGACATTGGCAGCACCTTGTGCAGCCTTGCCAGTTGTGCCAGCAAGACGATTTAATTCTGCTGTTAAACTACTACCCGCTGTTCCTGCCATTATTTTTTACCCTTGTTTCTATTAGATATTGCTGCAGCCTTGGCTCTAGCATCAGCCTTAGATGATGCACCCCAAGCCTGTAGAGATAGAAGTAATCTTGTTGGCTCACCATTTGGCTTACGCTCTGGTCCAGGATTGCCAGCCATACGTGCTAGGAAGGATGCCCGTCTAGGGTTGTCTCCAGCCTTTACAGGGGCTTTTAAGGTGCCACCCTTGTATGAGGCTCTGCCTTTGGCATTAAGTCCACCCTTAGGGTTCTTGCCTTCTTTACGTGTCCAGGCTGCTGTCATTATTTTTCCTTAGCCATACTTGTGAGTTTGATAGTAAAACCTCTGATTCGTCCTTGACTATTCCCACAAAAGTATCTATTGACCAGCCTGGCTGGAACTCTATACCTCTAGGGTCTTCCCATAAATAATCATCAAATGCCATAATGCCACCTGGCTTAAGTAATCGCCAAGCAAGCACTGCATCTTGCAACACACCCTCTGCGGTATGGTCTCCATCAATATAGATAAAGTCAAAAGTAGGTTCTTCTACAGAACGTAGATACTCTCTGCTATCCATCTTGTATTTAATTACGTTAGGTCTAAATGCAATGCGTGAGTCATACACACGTTCAACATCTGCCCAGTCCATAGCCTTGTGCTCATCTTCATCTGAGCCAGTCCAAATATCTATATCCTCTAGGATTGAATCCTTTTGAGTTAGTATGTTATCTACCATCCATACAGTTGCATCGCCTGTAAAGGCACCAATCTGTAGGAATCTTAATCCAAACTTGCCAGCAAGTGGAGTAAGTTGTGACTCAAAGTTCTGCTTTGCAGTCATCTCAAACCAGTTAGGATATTCAGTTTGCATAACCCTTGCCCCTACCAAACGCATCGTAATAGTTCTCGTCCATATTAAATCGTTTCATATGCCCTACTGTTGCACCAGTATCACACCAGAGTGGAATCTCTGCTTTGTTTACTACTGCAAAAAAGTAGATGTCCTCACCAGTGAACTGCTTGTTAGCACCCACTTCTGTAAAAAAGGGAACTCCTGGTAGTGCTTCTTTAATTCTTGTTATTACACTGCGGTGCATTAGGCAAAAGCCCATACCAGCAGCACTTACTTTCATAAAGGTATTCTTAGGCAGGGGGTCTAGCCTTCTAATCCCAATACCATCTGCTACCTCAGCAAATTCATATACAGTTGCTAGCGGTTTCATTAGTGGTTGCTCTGGTTCATTACTTGTAAAGTAAACCCCCGTGAGCAATGGTATGTCTTTGGCATCTCTACGATTCCAGAGTTTAAGAAACTTTTCTGGAGTAATCATAACGTCTGAGTCAAGCCAGAGTAACCAATCAGATTTGTTATTATTATACCAGCGATTAACTAACATCTCTCGCTGTTGTGCTATCTGATTGCCGTGTGCTCTAAGAGAGCCACAAAACTCTACGCCTGAGTTTATTAGGGTGTCAACAACACCTTCCATAAACTTGCCATCTACCATACCATTATCACACCAAGCAACTGCTAGCGTTTCTTTCTTTTGTTTAGCCATTGTCCCCACCTTAATTTATTTTTTCTTCTTAGCCATCTTTGCTTCGCTAAGTGCGATAGCAATTGCTTGCTTAGGATTCTTTACTACCTTGCCACCCTTACCTGAGTGAAGAGTGCCAGACTTAAATTCTTTCATAACCTTGCCAACCTTGGCTTGCTTCTTGCTAGGCTTTTTCATTTCTTTTTAATTTGCTTTCCAGTCTTGTTATCGTATTTACGACCTTGTAAAAGTGCTCCTAGGAATTGACCTTGCTCTTCACCTTGGCGTTTGTTAGCAGCACGAGCACGAGCATTTGCCCCTGGTGTGATGTCTGCGCTTTTATTGAAGGCATCTTTCCACGCGCTACCAAAATCAGCAGCAGCACTTCCTACTGTTTTAGCATAACTAACAATTGGTTTAAATACGGAAGTCATATTTGAGTGGTCTCCCGCTGAATTGCGTGTGTGTGCCATTACTTCTTCTTACCCATTTTCTTCATACCCATCTTAGTTTCTTTCATCTTCATAGCCTTTGATTCCATCTTTTCACCAGTCTTGTAGGCTTGCTTCTTGGCTGCCTTCTTACCTGCTGCTGTGTATGGGAATGACATTTTTCCGACTTTAGGCATTATTTGATTCCTGCTTCCTTGAGTTCTTTCATTACGTGGGCGGTTTTTTTGTCTAACTTTCTTGCTTGCACCATAGTGCTACCATCATAGGCTGAGCCTAGTCTTTCAGAGGCATTGTGTGCTGCTTCTATATCTTTTCTTTTTGTGCTATTAGGTTGGATACCCTGTGCTCTAGCACTGCGATATGCATTAAGTTCAGAATTCCATTTTTTCTGAGTAGTGCCACTTGCATTAACATCGCCTCTAGCATCTCCTGCGTTCATTTGTAAACCCTTAGCCTTGCAGCCAAAACATTCACAATCTTCTTCGCAGAATTCTACGCTTACAAATGATGCACTCATATCATATAATGGTTCTTCTGATGTGGCATCACATTTAGTGCATCCCCATAAAAAAACTACTGAATGCATCTGTCCGTCTACTAGGTTGTAACCCTCTTTAATAACTTTGCTGATATGGTCGCAATCCATTTTGTCCCTACTCTGTTATAAAATTAGCGGAAGTCACAATGCCGTCAGCAATCATTGCCGTTCTAATAGCATCTGTAATTCCAGTATGTTGACAGCCACCAATATAGTAAGCAGTATAGTTTGGCAACTCATCTTCAGATGGATATTGTGTTAGTGAGTAAACTCCACCACTAAGGATAATGGTGTAACTCTTTGTCCGTTGTTTAAAGTGTGTGTGCAACCGATGACCACCGATAGGACCTTGTTCCAGGGTTGGTGTTGTCAGTGTGTATGTTGCCATTCTTCTCCTTAGTTAAACTGATGTCAGGCAGTGAGTCGTGTTCGCCGTTCTCACTGCCCAACCTTCAGTCAATTATTAAGCGACTGATGAACCGTTAAGGATACGATACAAGGCTGCTTCGCGGTAACGCTTGAAGCCAAGAACGCCATACCAACCCATTGGGCGGAAACGCATCAATTGGTCAATAACTGGACCGATAACTACGTGTGGCTCTTCAGCAACTGCCTCAGCAAGTGCTTCTTTACCAGCAAGAATTGTGCGGTATACCTTGGCACTTGAAGCACCATCGGTATCATTGAACATACGAGCAGACTCTACGAAGTAGGCTCCTTCATATGAACCAATTTCTCCAGCCCAAATGTTGTCATTTGAGTTGTATTCGTGAGGTAAACGCCATCCACCAGCACCAGTCTCAGCACGTAAATCGTGTGAAACTTCTGGGTGAATACCGCACCAGAACATTGAACCCTTACGAGGAACTGCTAGACCTGAACGCAACTTAGCAACAGCCTTGCGGATGTTAGCAGAAGTGATTGTGTCTGTAGCAGCAATTGTTACTGTGTTAGTTCTTGTGCCACCATAGATGACGTTAGTTCCACCACGAAGTTCAGTCTGTGCGACTGTATCAATTGAGCCTGCAAGGTTGAATGCAATAATGTTAGCAATTGCTGGGTCTACGTCAGCAAGGCTGAATAGTTCCAAAGCACGTGTAACAAGGACAGAGTTACCATACTCAGCAAGAGTAATAGTAACTGATGTAGGAGCAGCAATCTGAACTGAGTCACGCTCAGTTGATTCTGTTAGCGCAGTTGTCTGTTCTGACAAATCTGCGTATAGTTGTAAGACTACTGTTGAGCCAGGGTTTGCTAATTTTGTAGGACGCTTGTCAGCGACTGAACGAATTAGGGGTTCTGAACGCAACGCGAAGTCTAGGAGACGGTCATACGCCTTTTGGACGAGACCTGCACCACCAGCGGTTCCAGCGAGGTTACCGCTGGACGATGTATATGCATTAGCCATTGTTGTTCACCTCCAAGGTGATAGGTATTACTATGTAAATTATTTTTGAGAGTAGATAATTGAACTAAGTTCTTCTGCGGAAGCCGCATTATTAATTCGGTTCAATAAATCATCTGCTCGGTCAGGGCTTGTTCCCAGTTGAGTAACAATATCTTGCTGCCGTAAAGCTGCACGATTAAGTTCTTGCTCTTCTGAAACCTCTGGCGTTGTTGTTAATCCAAACAAGTCTCCATTATCGTCAAGCCAGGTATTAACTGACTCTTCGCTAATTTCTTCCAAGTCTTTAAGGATTAAACGTTGCGCCTTTGGATTTACGCCCTTCTTTTCTAGGACCTCTTTGACTGTTCGCTCACGCTGCGACTTGGATAGTCCCTCAAGTTGCTCAGTGAGTTCCTTGATACGCTTCTCATCGTTGCGCTTGGCTTTTCGTAACTTTTTAAGTAAGTCACTTCCGTCCATAGGCACATCGTTGTCGGTATCTTGGTCGTCTTCGTCTTCATCCCAGTAGTTGTTGCTCATAGCAACCCACCCTTCTATTCGTTGTTAGTTCGCAGGCCACAGTTCAGTTCGGGGAAACTGGCTGGCTCCTACTCTCGGTCTTATACGCTGCACAGGGCCGATAGGTCTGTGTCAGGATTCTATATTTGTCCCGCTCTTGATGGAGTAGTCAATGATGACTTATTAACTCCAGAAGAAGCAGAGAATGCCGCAATTTCTCGGGCACTTAACTTCTCACGTTTTCTTTGCGCTGAAGCTAATTGATTGAATACTTCTTGTTCAGCCTCTGACTGACCATATGTATCCATAGTAGTTCCGTAAATCTGGCTAAGCTTTTCAGATGTTGGAAGAATATCAGCAATAGTTGCATAACCCTTTTGAGCTTCAGCTTGTGTAATGCCTTGAGCTGCTAGTTGTTCAGCCACGCTAACACCAGCTTCTAAGCCTTGGCGTCCAGCTACTACACCAATTTCGGCTGCTGCTACTTGACGTTCAATCTTTTGGAATTGTTGCGCTGGGTCTAGAACATATGCTACTAAATCATTTTGTCCAATACCGTAGTATTGACGTAGTTGTGTTGTTATGGCTGGGTCAGCATTCTTAACTCGCTGAACTGCAGTCACGATACGGTTAGATAGTTCTGTCGGAGACATATCATTTGCTATGAATTGTGAAACATATGCATCGTTGTCAAACTGGTTTAAACCATAAGCACGAAGTGCTTGGCGATAAGAATCTTCTATAGATAAATACTCTGATGGAGTTAATACCTGTAGATTCTTTTTGACACGCTCAGAATTTGCCTTGAATCTTTCTTTATATTCTGGTGTTTCTTGTAGTTGCAAAGTAATCGTTGACTCAGAAGCACCCTCAATAGCAAGTTGTTTAATTTTAGTTACTAAACTTGTAAGACCATACTTAGCAAACCTATCAGCAAGGACAGCCATCGTATCTTGACGCTTTTGCTCATCGGCAGAAAGAAGCGAAGATGATGTTGTAGAAGTTACTGTAGGTGTAGTAGTAGGAACAGGGACCGAAATGCTTTCCCAAGCTCCATAGTAAAATCCACCATTGCCATCATTAAATCTGGCTCGCTTCATTGTTCCGCTTATATCATAACCAGCAAATGTCCCAGCTGGTGGGAACTGTTGATTTTTTCCAGCTGCAAGCAGAGCATCATTTGCAGCTTGGGTTATTGCGTCTTCTTCTAATGCCTTCTTTTCGTCAGCAAGGGCTTTCTCTTCAGCTGCCGCCATATCCGCTGCAAGCTTTTGAGCATTAACAACTGATTGAGGTTGGTATCCAGCTGGAGCTCCACCAATAGTTATTGTTGGAACAAGCTTATTTGGGTCTGTAACCACTGGCGTTGCTGGTTGATTACGCAATCTACGGATTGCTGCATCTTCATACGCGTTATCTATTGCCATTATATGGCCCCTCCAAAGAAGTCAGTAGCTACTTTCAAAGTTAAAGAGTCTACAGTGTCGCGAGCATTCTTGGTTAGCCCCCAAGATGGGTGCGACTTTACAGTTTTTTCTGCTAACCATTGTGGCATAATTGCTGGCTTGCCAGTAACTGGGTCTGTATATTGTAGCATCTGTCTAA